TGGAGCTGCTATCCAGATTTGAACTGGAGACCTCATCCTTACCAATAAAGGGCTTTGCCTTTTGCAGGGTTTTGCCATTTGCGAAAACCCGCGTAAATGCTGGATTTTTGCTTCACAGAATTTGTCTCCGTTTGTGCCATGAAGCGGGTTTTCGCATTCTTTCACCCCAAATTCACCCCACCTGGCAAAACGAAAAGCCCCTGTGTCACACCGTCAAGGTGCAGCACAGGGGCTTTGGTCGTCTCTCTTGTTCAGTTCTTGGATGATGCCATGCTCCCGCTCGGACAGGTGCCAGACCTTGGTGGGCAGCTCATCGCGGGCAAAGGTCTGCTCGGCAGCGGCTTTGCGGGCGGCGGCGGCGTCGGAGATCAGCAGCGCGCCGCCGAAAGCCTCCTTGCCTTCGGCCCGCATGGCGTCCAGAGCGCGGATAAACACAGCCTCCCGGCGGGGCAGCGCGTAGGAGATGCCGTTGCGGGCCAGAGCCAGCGCGGCCTGGGTGGTCATAAGGTTGGCTGGATACTGGTAGGCGACCCGGCGGATGCTGGGGCCTTTGCGCTGGGCAGCTTTGATGACTTCGCCGAGGTCGGGGGCAATCTCCACCACGTTTGCGCCGTAGGAGGTCGCAAAAGCAGTGTTGACAACGGCACCGTTGTGGTAGGTGATCCGGCTGTCAGTGTAGATGACGCCCGCGCCGTGCCGGGTCAGGCCCAAGGCGGTCAGGCCCGGCGCAAACAGAAAGTAAGGAATCTGGCGCTCGGTGTAGAAGCGCACGATCCTGGCCAGGCAGGAAAACGGCGGATTGTCCAGCACCACCGCCCCCGCAGGGTAGTCGAAACGCTCATAGTCGCCGCCGGGCCAGAAGGGCCGCACCGTGCGGGCCGGGTCGATGCCATACCGCCGGCAGGCCCACGCCTTGACGGCCTCATAGACCGCGGGCGGAGTATAGCAGTCATCGGTGGTCTTTTTGGTCTGGAACTTGGCCACAAAGCCCTCGTAGTCGTTGAACTTTTCTTCTCGCGTCATGACAAAAACCTCCTTGAAAACAGGAATCAGGCAGCCCCCTGCTGGAGGCTGCCTGTTACTCTAAACTGCTCTAAAGAAACTTTACAGCTTCTGCAATCTGACCTGCGCCTCGATGCGCCGGGTCAGGTAGGCGGCAATGTCGCCGTAGTTGTTGGTAATGAAGTCTTTGGCGGATTCGCTCAGCGACGCCATGCAGGCCGCGAGGGCCTTGGTGACGGCGATCTTCTGGGCGGCTTCATCGAATCTGCCCAACTCCTTCAGCTCGTCCACATAGGTCTGCGAGACGCAGGCCACAGCATCGGCCACGGCGTCCGCAATCTCAGACAGCAGCCGGTTTTCGGTGTAAGCGTTGGCGACCTGCCGCAGTGCGCCGGCAGCAAAGCCGCCCACTGCGGTGACGGCCAGCAGGAAAATACCGCCGATCAGTTCGTTCATGGTATGTACCTCCCGTTACAGCTTTTTCTTTTCGTCAGCAAGGTACGCATCCGCCTTGCGGGCTTTCAAGGTCCAGCTGTTGTTTTTCCAGTAGCCCCACAGGGCGGCAGCAGCCGTCCAGACGTTGGCAACGATCAGCTCGATGGTCTGGTCCTCGATGGGCAGGACACTGTGCCCGGTCATCACAAGCACCTGGTTGACCAGGGCAAGGGCAAGGCAGATCAGGCGGGCAATGGTGCCGGCGGTGATATTGTTGTTCATATTTTCCTTCCTTTCTTCAAAAAACGAACAAAGATGAAAATAAGATGTAACAAAGATTGAACACTTGCTAAAGAATTGTTACAAAAGTTGCTAAATTTGTTACTTTTCTTTAGCAACTTGCGACCTACTTGCTACCAATTTGCGACGTATTACTTCTTCTTGCGGTAGTCAAAGCGGCTCTTTTTGGAGCGAACGTCAACGTGAACAAAGGTATCGTAGATGCCTACACCGCCGTGTTCGCCCAGCATGGAATCAGCGACGGCGTAGACTTCTGCGGGGGTGTGGCCGTCCACGCGGATGTCTGCTGCAAGGCCATAGGTGTGCTGTGAGGTCTTTACGCCGCCCTCTTTGGCGTTGTGCTGCGGGGTGCGGTAGGCGCTGTTGATATGTACCGGCGCGTCAAAGTGCAGCCGGATAGCCTCAAGGATGCCTACAAGCGTATCCGACACAAACACCGGGTCGGTGCCGTCCTTGCAGGCGAACTCGTACACCCGGAAATGGTCGGTGATCTGGCGGCTTCCCTCGGCCTTGAGGGAGTAAACTTTGACGTCGTACATGGTTAATCATCCCCTTCCTTGAATCTGCCCTCGAGAAGCGTAATGCGGTGCTCGTGGTCATCCAGCTTTTTCCCTTGCCGCTTGTCCTCGTCCTTGAGCTCTTCCAACGTCTCTTTGTAGCGCTGTTTGAAGTCCTCCAGGTTGCTAAGCAACAGCTCGACTTTGCCGGATAATGTGTTTATCGTGCCGGTCAGCTTCACGATGGGTGCCGCCACCGTTGCAATCAGTCCAACGATTGCGACAATGACGGTAACTACGGTCCATTCGGTCATTTGTAAAAATCACCTCCCCACTTGAAAAGCGTGTAATGAGGCCGTTCCTCATCGAACCAGATGTAACGCAACCAATCATCCAGCACTACAGCAATGGCAGACACTACCACCCACAACAGCGTGAACGGCAGGCAGATTTGCCCCATAACGTTAAACGGAAGGTTGGAATAATCCCAGACATCCCAGCCCAGCCACAGATTGACGATACATCCAGTTACGAACTCCAGCGGTGTAACAATGCAGACAGAGCCGACCAGACCTTGCAGGGCCAGCGGCATCCCCCAGGGGAACAGCTCATTGATAAGCCCGATCAGGGAGAAGCAGAGCCCGCCCAATACGAACATCGTCCAGTGGCTCCTGCCTCTCACGATCAGCTCAAGCACAACATAGAGACAGCCCCCGCTGACTGCGAGGGCTGCGCACTTCAAAGCATTTTTCACGCCTGCTCACCGCCGTTCGTGGGTGCAGCAGGAAGGGGCACGGAATCGTAATCGACGGTGATTGCTTCCAGATCATCCATCGTTGCAGCATTCTGCATTTCAACCTCTTTTTCCTGCTGGTAGCTGACCAGAGATGTAACGCGGGAATCAATCGCGAACGCCAGGGAGGACAGATCAGGCAGCGTCCAGGTCGTGCATTCGTCACCGGTGCTGTTCCATGTCAGATTATACGGAACGCTCATGGTTTGGGCCATAGTCGCGCTCATGATTTTCGAGGTAAGCTGCTGCTGCTTTTCGGCGGTAATCGAGTAATACTTGCCGTCTGTCCACTGCATCGGATGGGCCAGCAAATAGGCCGCCAGAGAGGACTTACTGTCAGCAATACATTCCAGCTTGCGGGCCGCCAAAAGGTCTTTCTGGTGGGCCTCAAAGCCGTCCGTATTGGGCGCATAGCTCTTGACAGTCTTGCGCACAATCTCAGGCACAATAAAGCCGTCGTACTGTGCGAAGGTGTCCCGCTCCAGACTGTCGGGCCACCAGACGTAGCCTTGCGGAGGAAGCGGCTGTGCTGTCTGCTGGATGGGATCATACTGCCCCGCAGCGTTCGGTGTATCTCTCAAAATGTACATACGCTCACCCCCTTACAGTGCAGTCAGGTCGATTACGTGCGGCTGCGAAAGCGGCGTGAACAGCGCAGACGGGTTGGTCGCAACCTCCGCCTCGGCGTCGACCACGAACTTGAAATACTGCACAATAGCTGCATTGCTACCGTTGAGCGAGACAATAAACTTATCGGTGCTTGCTCCAATCGTTACATTTCCGTCAAGTGTTTTGGAAGCACTACTTCCAGCCGAGATAAGTACCATCGTAAAGTTTGTACTTCCTGCTGTGCTGTACATACCGAAGCAGTAATGGACGCCGCTCTCTCGCGGCAACTCAGTCTGAGCGCCTGCACTTCCCAGATACACCGCGTCAACCTGTTCTAGGTGTCCTGTTAGGCCCTTTAAGCTCTTTTCTATGGCATCGATATCATTCTGAATGGGGATGCCGTTCTTCCCGATGACCTGCTGGCTCGTGGTGCGCGGGAAGATGGGATTCCCCTGGTCGTCCCGCAGCTGTCCGGCCCGGCCGCCGGCCGGCAAGGCGTTGAACGGGATGGCGAACTGCCACGCCTTGTTGGCGGGCAGCAGGTCGGCCTTTTCGGCCGTTATCTGGATGGTGTGCTGGCCGCTGGCAAGGATGCGGGTGTCGACGTAGATTTCAGCGTTGTCATTCTGGTTGATGGTCGTGTCCAGGACTTTCTTCCCGTCCAGGTAGCCGGTCACGGCGATGCCGGTGACGCCGGTCTGACCGGAAACGCCGATGTTGGCGCTCAGAGTGAAAGGCTTGATCTGCTGGCCCATTGCGGTGCTGGGGCCGCCAATCAGCACCCATCCGACGTTGACGTCATACTGCTCGCTGGTCACATAGGGGCCGGACGCGCCGTCGTCGTCGACAGCCTTCGCCCGGTAGGCCACCGTGCCCCACTCGCTGCTGATGGTATCGGTGGTGCTCAGAGCGCTGGTGGTGGCGATAATGTCCCAGTGCGACGAATCGTCCACGCTGCGCTCATACACATAGCTCTCCACCGTGCCGTCGGGGTCGGTGGCCGCCGTGATGGTGATCGTCGCATCCTGGCCGCCCACAACGTTGGTCGCGTTGATGGACCCCGGGGCCGTCGGCGGCTGGTTGTGCACGACGGTGTACGCCTGGCTGGTCGCATACGGGCCCTCTGCGCCCATATTGTCCACCGCCTTGGCGCGGTAAGTCACGGTCGTCCAGCTGTCGTTGATGCTGTCGGTCACGCTGAGGCTGCTGGTGCTCGCAAACTGCGTCCAGCCGCCGCCGTCCACCTGCCGCTCGTAGATGTAATTGGCGATGGTGCCGTCCTCATCGGTCGCCGCGCCGAGGGTCACGGTGGCGTTCTGGTTGCCGATCACGTTGCTGGCCGAAATGCTCGACGGGGCGCTGGGGGGCTGGTTGATCGAGAGTGTGCCGTCGTCAGAGACCCAGAGATCAGAGTCCAGGATCAAAGCGGGCGCGACCGCACAAGAACCGTAGCAGTTCCAGTCGTCCGCAGCGCCGCCCGCCTCCACCGTACAGACGACGTCGTAGTAGTCGAGGTTCGGCGACCGGGACCAGGCACGGGCGGGGGAACCATTGTAGTTGACGATTCGCCTGGACGCGCCCCCGCTCGAAAAATAGGAAAGAGTAGCGCCTTCCCTCGGGCTGTATCCCGGAGTAAGGCCAACTTCTAACATAGACAGCAGGAACGCACGGCAGCTCAAGCCGCGCGAGCCACTGTTGACGGTACTGCTCGTACCGCTGCCGGGTCTGTAAGGGATTTTTACATTCAGGACGCCCTGGGAGAGAATGTCGTCATCCAACGCGGCCAGAAATCCACTATAGGTGTTATTCAGCCACGAGTGTATGTCGGAGTTTGCGTAATCGTTATTGGAACTGTCCCATTCTTTTTCTGCCCCGGCGCTCTGACGGCGCACCCAAGTGCCGTTACAACTCGCATCATAGTTTCCGGAGGACGGGAGTCCCTGCTGAATGATGATATAGTTTACAGGTCTCCCGAACTCATTCAGCTTTATGATGCTTCCGACGGATTTTGTTCCGAGTTTTACAGTCGGCATATACGCCTTCCTTTCTTATTCGCTCCATGGGGGAACTCCGGGCCGGCTGTATCCCGCCTGCATGGCAAACTGGCGTCTGCGCTTTGCTTCGATGCAGCGGTACTGCTTTTCCCGGCGCTTCTCCCTTTGGATGCGCGTCGAATTGATCTTTTTGTGGATTCTTATCGGCTCCCCGATAATTTCGCCCACCTCCTTCGCGTATTTCTGCCTCAAAGCGTAGGTGTCCCCAAAAGCCGCGTGGGCATCCCACGCCAAAAAGCTGCTTTTGATCTTTTCGGCCGTGATCTTTCCCTCTGCGTAGTCGTGCAGCCACCGCTTGATGCGCTTTCGGATGCGCTGGATGGAGGTCTTGCGCAGCTTCTGAACGACCGCGCCTGTCTCGGTCAGATAGGTGTGGTAGCCCAGGAAGTCCACGCCGTTGCGCATGGGAAAGATGGCCGTTTTCTTGTTAAGTTCGAGTTTGCTGTCATGGACAGCTTTTCGGATAGTATCCAGCAGCCGCACGGCGTCTTCTTTGGTCGGTGCAAGCACCACAAAATCATCCATGCCCCGCACGTGGAACCGAAAACCCAGCTCCTCCTCGATGTAATGATCGAGGGCGTCCAGCATCAGCAAGGCAAACAGCTGCGAGGTTTGATAGCCCAGCGGCAGGCCCTCTGCCTTGTCGATGTAGACGCACAGCAGGTCATAAATGCGCGGGTCGATGTCGTGTTTTCTGGCGACTTTCCGCAGTTTTGCTTTCAGAATGTCGTGGTCGATGCTGGCAAAGAAATGCCGGATGTCGCACTTCAAAATCCAGCCATCGGCAGTCTTATACTGCGCGTAGTAGCGCACAAAGCACTGTTTCAGCCTGATTACGGCGTCTGCGGTGCCCTTTCCGCGCTGGTTCGCGCAGTTATTCCGCACAAAGCTGGACGTGATGGCATCGTACAGACCATTGTCTGCGACGGCGTGCAGAATAACCTTATCCTTAAATGCCGGGGCTTCGATGTCCCGTTCCTTCGGCTCGAAAATTTTGAAGCGCTCAAACTCCCCAGGCTGATAAACGCCGTTTGACAGGTCGTCCGAAATGTCTTTCAGGTTTTCGAGCAGGTTCTCCTCGAACTCAAGCGTTCTCCGCTTTTTCCGCTTGCCTTTGCGGGCTGCAAGGTAGGCGGTGTAAAGCGTCTCAAAGTCGCAAATTTCTTCGTATGTCATGTTTGTCCCGCGTTGATGCAAGGACCCAGCACCGGCCCGCTTTCGCGGCAGCCGCTGCGCTCACACAGTGGGCGTCGGCCTCGGTGCGATGTGTTTGTCGTCCGCCTGCAACAAGCGGCAGGCATTCAACAGGAAATAGGCCCCCTTTGATGATGTGTTCTGCTTTCGCGCCGCGCGGCGCGGCGTTACTCGAACTCGCGTTCATCGGAGCGGGCGCGACCGCATAAGAATTGTTGCAGTTCCAGTTGTTTGCATCGCCGTCCGCCTCCACCGTACAGACGTTGTTGTTGTCGTTGTTGTTGAGGTTCGGCGACCGGGACCAGGCACGGGCGGGGCCGTTACGGGCCATTCCCTAACGCAAGCGGCGGGGTGCTATCCCTGCCGCGTACATCCTTTGGTTTTAAGGGCCTGTGCCCTTTGGGCGCTGTTGATGCGCCAGCTTGCAGCCATGCGCTTGACGTCCACCGCCTTGCCGGACCAGATGCCGGCGGTCTGCACGCTGATGATTTCAGCTTCTTTGCAGATGGAGATGTACTCCAGCAGCAGTGCGGCGTTATTCAGCACCTCATCGATCAGGGCGATGCGCCGCTCAGGCTCGGTCGCAAACGGTATGTTGTTGGCTGCATAGATGCCGCGCAGGATATCTTTTGTGATGTCTCGCATATCCTGGCCAAAATCCCGGAACGCAACCTTGGAGAATCCATCTTTGCTGCGCTTTTTGAGCGCGCCTGCGGTGGCTGTGCAGACCTCTCGGACCCTGCCCAGGTCATCCAGTTCAGCGATGCGCCGCAGCAGCTTTGCCACGTCCCGCGCGTCCACGTCGCTGTTGACAGGCTTTGTCTTTTTGCGGGTGTAGATCAGCAGGTCCCTAGCTTTAGCTGCAAGCAGCAGGTCTTTGGCGTTACTCCCCATTGGGGCAGCCTCCCCTCTCCGGACAGCATCCGTTCATCGCCGCTTCGAGGTCGTCGGGCGGGCCGGTGTATACGCAGCGGTCTGCGTACACCCGCAGGACGGCGCAGTCACCGGTAGCCCGTGTTCTGCCAAAAATGGTCAGTACGTCTTTTTGGCCGCCGCTCATGCCACAGGGCGGGTCAAGCTCTGCGAAGAGATTGCCGACAATACAGCTCACCTCGCTCATAGGGCGGGAGAATTCGATCCGATCTTCCATGTCAGGTATAATCCGCGAGAGTCTCGCCGTAGAGCGTGTTAGGCTTCGGGCTGGCCGGGAACTGGCCGGTGTATTGAATGAAGCCGCCGGTCATATCATCCGGCAGCACGCTCGGCAGGACTTTGCCGTTTTCGTCAAGGCCCGCAACGCCGCCGGGGACGTTGACTCGCATGGTGTTGCCCATGTTGACGATGCCGCGGCCGTCGCCAGGGTGTTCTTCGCTGCCCGAAATAAGGGCCAGTGTGGCGTCCATATCATCGGTGGGAACGGCCTGCGCATAGAAGCGTGCGCTGCCTGCGAACGCCTGCATGATGGGGGCAACGCCGGCGGCCGCCGCGGTACTCAGGGCATCATCGTGCAGAGATGCCACCGGGAAGTGCGTAGCCAGTGCCAGCGCGCAGGCAACATCCGCCTGGTAGTGATACAGCCCGGTTCCTCCCGGCACCCACGCGGAGGCGGGGATGGTGATGCCCACCACATCGGAGGCGCCGACCACACCATCAACCATGCTTTTCAGCAGAGCTTCAGCTTCTTCGGCGGTAATGAAGGCATCTGCTGTGTACTGCACATTGACGTTGACCTCGTCCGCCACTACGATGGTAACGGGAAAGCGGCGGATATCCGGGGGCTGGCCGGGGCTATAGGCGTTGACCCACTGCGGATAGTCGCCCAGACTGCCATAATAAATCAGGGTCTCTTCGGACGTCTCGGTTTTGGCAAAGACGCCGTATTCGTTGAGGTAAAAACCTGCCGCGAGCGATCCGTTGAGGTCGGAACGGTACTCGATGGTCATGGTCACAGTGCTCCCGGAATGGACCGGGGTTGTGGACGTCGCGTAAGCCATCGGCGAGATCAGATCCGTCAGCGCCGCCATCTGGTCCAGATTTTCGGGTTTGCCGGTGCCCACCATCACCTTGGTGATGGTCAGGGTCTCTCCTGCAAGCAGGCCCGCGATCAACTCACGGCCGGCAGTCGGGCTTGTAAAACCATAGATATTTGCCATGTTATCCCTCCTTGATGTTCGGCAGCACGGTCTGCATAATGGTGCCGCACTGCGCAGCTCCCACATAGAGGATGGCTTGTACATCCACATAGGCCGGCGGGAGTGTGGTCTCCATGATGGTGCCGCACATCGCCGTCCCAATGTGGATGGGCGGTTCGGTGGTCATCTCAGTCACGGTCGTGATATCATCCAGCCAGGATGACAGGCGCTTGACTGAGGCAAGGATGAGCCAAAATTCGCGCACGTCCTCCTGACTGATGCCAGCGGAAGTTTCGATGGTTGCCCGGAAATGGTGCGGTTCGCCGCCGTACTCATACCACTCAGCGATGTGGCCGCCGCCGAATATAGCTTTCATAAGCCGTTCGACCGCCCAGGGCGTGCCCATCTTGCAATAGAAGAGCAGCGATGCCTTGACCAGGTCTCGTTTGGTTTCGATGGGGTATGTTTCGCGGTAGGCCGGTGTCCGCAGCTCCACGGCCAGATAATCCAGCAAAAACTCTGGCGCAGTGTCAATGGCAGCATAGCTGCGGCAAGCATCTGCATAAGCCAGCAGCTTGTCGATTTGGATGTGCAGCGCATAGGCAAACGCCTGTGTTTCAACCTGGCTGGCCAGGTTGTCCGGCATGATCTGGGTAAAGAGACTGCCTTTTAGTTCAATCATCTTCCAGCCCTCCGTAACTCACGGACGGATCACCCTGCAAAACGCCCACTTTGGTGCCGGGCACCACCGTATAGGTGGGCGCGGTGACCACAATGCGCTTTGCGCCGGCGGCCATGATGCGGGCCCGCAGCTCGTCCGGGTTGATATCCCGGCCGATGGTGCGCTGCCAAGATACATATTCGCTGACAGCTACCGTGACGCTCTGCTGAATGGATACAGCGCGGGCGCTGTCGCTGCGGTTGATGTAGTAAGTCAGGGCGATGGTATAAGGCACTTCATCTGGCGCGGCGACCCGGACTAGGTCTGTCATCGGTCTCAGGTTGCGGGCGGACAGATAGTCGAGCATCCCATCGATGGCATCTTCATTCGGCTTGGAGCCGTCGGTCATGAGGAACACCACGTCCACGGTTCCGGCAGCCTGGTCGCTGGTGACTTCAACGTCGCCCACCGCAGGGCTGTAGGACTTGGCATGGTAGATGTAGGAATCTTCGGGCCCCGCCGTGGAATAGGCGCCGGGGGCAAGGTAGATGCGCTCTTTGTAGCTTTCATCACTCTCGATGTTTGCGCCGCCGCTGGTGGGTGTGATGTTGCTGGCGCTAGCCACATACGGCACCGGGTCCACAATGGTGGACAGATCGCCTATCTCGTAGCCGTTGCCCCCTTCCCCTGCCACCGTGCAGGTAGCCGGAACGTCAACGGTCATCCCGCCGATGGGGATTTCGGCATATTCGTCGGTCGCAAAGTAGATCACGCCCTCCATTGCCACCCGCGTCCCCTTGGGAATAGAAACAACTGAGGGCCGTTCTGCCGACAGAGTGAACCGGATGGTGGTGGAAGCAGCTGTCGCCTGGTTGCGGGTCGTTCCTTTGAACAGGCCGAGGTTGTCGAGGAACCCGCCGTAACTATACTTGAGCAGGTTCTGCTTGCCTGCCCGGTCAATGTACTGCATCGCCTGGTATATCTGGTCAGCTGCAGCGTACAGTTCCATCCGGTGCGGGCTTGATCTGTCAAGAGTGACGGTCTCGCCGGTGGCCGCAGAAATATAGGCCTCATAGTCAGCGACCATCTCGCTGCGGATATCGTCCACACCGCGGTTATCAATGAAGGAAATATCGGGGGTATTTGCAAGTGCGCTCTCCCAGTCAAGCACTCTTTACCACCACCTTTGCTTTGACGTGCCCCTCAACGTCCGCCGTCCAGTCGATCTGCTGGAGGCGGAGAAAGGGAAAAAACTTGGGGATTTTTTTGGTCAGCTCGGCCACATACCGGACCTTTGCCGTTTCGCTCGGCAGGTCTACATAGGACATATCCAGCCCAAACTCGCGGTCAAGCGGCATGGTGTGGATGGGGGTAGTAAGCAGCAGCTTAAGCTGCCGGTCGATATCGGCCAAGCGGTCATCTGCGAAGGTGTACTCCAGTTGAAAATCAAAGGTCACGTGTACTCCTCCAGTGTAATGGTCAAGCTTGCGCGGGCCAACTCGCCCTTGTTATAGATCAGGTCCCATGTCTCGCTCGCCCCAGTGATCCGGAAGCGGTTGGCGCCCACAGGTCGGTTGCCCAAGATGAAATATTCCGCCTCGCCGGTCTCCACCATCTGTTCGATGGATTCCAGCACAGACCGGGGACGGACGCCCAGACTTGCCGAAAGTGTAATGGGCAGGCTGATGGTTTGCAGCCCGGGGCCAAGGAACTCGGGCTTTGGCTTGATGCCAGGGGTCTCGTGGACGGCCCACCGGCTAGTCACATCCCGCGTCATGCCGTTGAAGGTGAGCGCATAGCTGTCGCTCACCCGAAATACGATATTTGAGCCCAGTGTGCCGATCATGGCTCATACACCTCCTATTCGAGCGGCGGCGATGTAGGCGCGCCCGCAGCCGGGCAGGTATGCACGTGATGGACCAGGCTCACGCCGCTGATGACGCAATCGCCGGACACGCCGGTGATGTTAACCGTATTCCCATCGATTGTGATATTCGGTGCAGTCATGGCCAGCTTGCTTGCAGCATCCACCGTAACCGTCCCGCCGTCGATGGTCACGGTGCAGCTGCCCACCTTGAGGGTCAGCTTGCCTTTGACTGTGACGCCGGCGTTCCCCTGGATGGTGACGGTCCTGTTTCCGGTTACATGTTCTTCGTTATTGCCCTCGGTCGTATCTTTGCGGTCCTTTTTAACGAGCGTTTCCTGCTTGCCAACGATCTCCACATAATCATCGCCTTCGGTATGGTAGAGGCTTTCCGGGATATTGGCATCGTAGCGGATGTAGCACTTCCACGGCTCCAAATCGAAATCCTTGCGGTACAAGCCTTCGTACCCCTCCGGGGGCACGTTTTTATCGCTCCACGGCCGCCAGAATACCACGCCAGCCTCGCTGCCGTTGGTCAGGTGTGCCACTGCGACAAGCGCGCCCACAGGAGGCATCATGTACTCGTGAGACAGCAATGGGATATACCGGGTGACCTCGTCGTCCTTGTCGTGGTAGACCACCTGGATCATACCGCGCTCATAGTCGATGGCCGAGACTTTGCCCACCCGAACCTCGTGTCTGGTCATCCGCTCACCACCTTTGACATTTCAAGGTCGACTGTGTAGCCGCCGCCTACGCGGCTTGTGACCTTGTCCAAAAAATACTTGCCGGAGATTGGGCCGCCCATATCGGCGATCTCGATGCACTGGGTAGACACCAGGTCAGGCCGGCCGGTGATGGTAACGGTCATCGTGATCGCTCCATGGTTGGCGTTGGCGATGGCGGCGTTGAGCTTGCGCTGGGCGTCCGCCTGATCGTCTGCTTTTCCATTGAGCTTGAGCGGGCGGGTCATATCGCCGACTGTGACCTTGATTTCCTCTTCGGTGGTCGGGTCGGTGTAGGTGTACTCCCCGCCCGTGTAAGTTCCATCCAGCGTTTGCCGCCAGGACCAGGACTGTATATTCGATGGTCGGATGGTGGCCACTGCGCCTTTGGCCTTATAATCCTCCCGGTCAAAAACCACAAGTTTGTTGGAATAAACCTTGACAAACAGACCGTAGTCCTGACAGAGAGAGGTGAAGAACTCGCAGTCTGTCTGCTCAATCTGCTCCACCGTTTGGATGGTCGGCGGCGACCCGCTCACCTCCCAGGACAGGGAAATGCCGGCGCGGGATGCAATCTCGCTGCCGATGGCCTGCAGGGTAGCTTTTTCCCACACCTTGTTCCGCAGACTGGCCCGAAAGGACCGGTCAGCCGGGACCGACACTGCCGAAATGGTCCCGGACCGGGGCCAGCCGGAAAAACTGAAATCGTCGAGGACGAACGCCCCGCAGTCCAGCTCCCGGTCATCCCCTTCCCCGTCCCAATCCTGCACTTTGATTTTTGCAGTCATGGTGTCGCCGGGCTGCGGCAGCCAGTCATCCGCCCAGTGGCCGTCCCGGTCGTTGATCTCGACGTCGATGCTGTCGGATTCACCCTCCGCAGGGTCGGTATAGGTCACAGTGCCTTTGTACCCCTCCATGTCGGTGGTGATGGCGGCGCCGTTCCAGGTCAGCTCGGCTTTCGCTTTGCGCGTCCTCATGCAGTAATCCTCCAGGCGGGCAGGTTGACAGTCGGGTCAGGGGCCGGCAAAGGCGGCGTCTGAAGGACGGTCCCGTAGCCAAACGCAAAGGTGTCGAGCAGCGGGAAGTTGTGCTGCATCAGCCAGCCGGTATACTTGACGTCGCCATAGACGCGGTATGCGATAAGGTCCCAGGCATCGCCCTGCTGTGTTGTGTAAGTGCTTGCCATAGATGCCTCCTCAAGTCACGCCGATGCGGAAATTCTTGCGCCGTTCTTCTGCTTTCATCTGGTTGTAGAGCCGCTTGAACTCCGCGAAACTGATACGGCCTACTTCTTCAGCTTCCTGTCGAGTCGGGGTCGAGCCATAGAAATTGAAGACCGGCGACCACACAATGGTGTCGCCGCCGGGGGGCGTCCCGGCAGGAGAAGGCTTTCCGCCGCGGCCGTCCAGCATGGCAGCCAGTTTGGACAGCGGCAGGACCGCCTCAGGCTCGCCGCCCTCGCCGATCTCGGCCAGGGTCGGCCCGGTGGCCACGCCGCCGTCGGCCAGCTGTGGGACCGACGGGATAGTCGGGATGGTCGGAATATTAAATCCAAGGGTGGACCCGCCTACGACCGGCACCCAGTCCGGGATGGTCACCGAGATGGAGTTGATCCCCTCGATGGCCTTGTTGATGAGAGCAATCACAGCATTGATAGGGGCTGCTACGATGTTTCCAAGCATCCCAAACAGGTTGCCGAAAATGTTTACGATGTTCTGCCAGGCGGCTTCCCAGTTGCCGGCAAAGACGTTGTTCACAAAATCGCACAGGTTTTGGATGATTGCTTGGGCGTTGCCTGCTGCGGCCTGGATGCCGCTCCAGAAGGCTTGCAGGGCAGCGGCCGCTGTCGGGAACTTTTCACTGATCGAAACAATGAAGCTCGTGACCGCCGCATTGACCTTGTCCCAGTTTTGGTAGAGCAGGACAAGCCCCGCGCCAATAGCCAGAAGGATGCCCAGCGGCCCCATCATGGCAGAGCCCAGCGCCTTGAATACGCCCACAGCTTTGGTCAAGCCGCCGGATGCCTGGAACAGTGCAAGGCCCGTCTTGATGCTGCTCACCCAGTTTTTGACAGTAGAAACGGCGTTCATGGCCTTGGTGACCGTGTTGACCGCCGGGCCAACCGCCCGCAGGCTGACGGCGAAGGCCATGACAGTACCTTTGTTCTCCCACAGGAAGTCCAGGAAGGGTTTCGCCTTATCGTAGGCCACCCCTGCCCAGTTTGCAAAATCGCGGATACCATCCACCAGCTCGGGCAGGCCGTCGGTGATGGCGTCGGTCGCCATATCGGCAAAATCCCCCGCGATCTCCTCGACCACGGGGGACAGATTGCTGATCGCGTTCGCTATTTCGGGCGCGCGGTCCGTGAGCGTGTTATAGACCCGTTCTGCGGCGGGCAGCATGGCGACCTCAAACTGCCGCCCGATCTGCCGTACTGTGCTGTCGAGGCCGCTCAGACTTGCCTGGTTAATCTGCTCGATGGCATCGCCGGTGGCGTAGGCGGCGTCGGAGGCGTCGGCCATGGCCTGCAGCGCGTCCACGCCCAGGTCTTCCCACATGGTGCCAAACAGCTTGACGCCCACGGCATCGCGCTGGACCTTATCGTCCAGGTCGAGCAGGCGGTCGATGACATCGAAGAATGCTTTATTCGCGCCTTCACCGCCCGCAGCGAACCTGTCCATCATCTGGTCGGCGTTCAGCCCGAGAGCCTGGTATGCCGCGATGGTGGTGTCGCTGCCGTCGATGGCGCGAATGGAGAACTCTTTCACAGCGTCGCCGACCTTGTCCAGATTCCAAGCCGTGCCGTCTGCGCCGGCCTGATAGACCTGGAACATCTGGTCGGCCGAGAAGCCGAGTTTGGCGAACTGGACCGAGTATTCGTTGATGGAGTCGATCAGTTCACCCGAAAAGTCAAGGCCGTTCTGCGCACCGGTGGCGATCAGGTTAAAGGCATCTTCGACCGAGACGTTGAAGTTCTTGCGGATAGCTTCGGCTGCGCGGGTGCTTTCCGCCACATCATAGTCAAAAGCCTGCTGCAGAGCCAGGGCGCCTTTGGTGGCAGAGGTCAGTCCGCCCTTGCTCAGGTCCTTCATGTTGCGGTCCACGATGGCGACAGCGTCGCCAATAGCCGCCACATCCTCGCCAAAGCCAGATGCGTAAACATCCTCCATGACGCCACGCAGCGTTTCAAGCTCCCGGCCGGCAGCCCCCGTGGCGTTGGCCACCTGAGTGGTCGCCTGCTGCCATTCGTTGGCAAGGCCTGTCATGTACTTGCCCGCCGCCAGCGCGCCGGTCCCCATCGCAGCCATGCCGGCCGCCACACCGGTGGAGACCCGGTTGGCCACCTTGACGATGGAGTTGAGCTGCTTGGATGAGGTCTTGACGCTCTTGCCGAGCGACTTATCGACCTTACCAGCGATTTTGATGGCCAGTTCCATGACCTTGCTTTTTGGCATACTCAATCACCACCCTGGCCATATCGTTCAGTTCGTCCAGCGGCAGGGACAAAAAGTAGTCCACGCCGCTGTGCAGTTGGAGAGAAAGTGCAATGCACCCTTTTTTGATCTCAGGCGGGGTTATTCCTCTCCATCCCCGCCGTACAGAAAAGCCGTGACAAGATTTTTCAGCTTGATGGCTTCCTTCGCCGGCAGCCGCTGGAAAAACTCCACCGGCTTGCCGGACGCCCGGGCGGCCATGTAGACGGCATAGTCAACCGTCAGCTCCGGCACGGGGGTCGCGCCCAGAGAGCGGGCGACCAGTTTGCCAACAGCGCACAAGTCCCCCGCGCTCATGTTTTCCAGCCCGGTCAGATCGACTTCACTATACTCTGCACCCTCAAAGCGATAGGGCTTTGCAAAGCGCAGGATCAGTTCGTTTTCCTCTGCCGCAGGCAGGACGATCGCGTTTTCGTTTTTCTCACTCATCAGGTCTGCTCCCTCACTTTCTGCAGTTTATCAACGCCGCGGATGGCAAAACGCGGGTTGAATTTGTTCAGTTCGACCAGCTCTTCGTCGTCGACCTCGATCTTGATGTACGCGATATTGATAGTTACCGACACGTTCATGGGGTTGGCGGGGTTCAAGGTGCCGGGGTCAAGGGTAGCGCATTTGCCGCGGACCACGACCCGCATACTGCGGAAATTCGTGACCATCTGGTCGTTCATTACCTGCTGGGAGACTCGCAGGGTCAGTGCCACACCGTTGGGGTCCATCAGGTCGATGGACTCACCGTCCAGCAGCCTGAACGGGATCTCCAGCTGCATATTGGAGAAGTGCCCCACGGCGGGGTCGTCGAACTCGCCCAGGATGCCCGCGCCGCTGACGGTCTCGGCCATCGACTCAAAGGGCGGCAGAGTAGTTTCCGCGCCCACGCCGATCAACCGGCCGCCCTGGTTGTCGTTGTAGACGTTGTAGTTGTTGATCTTGCTGGGGATGGGTCTCTGGCTCATGCGGCTTCACCTCCGGTCAGGGCGGTCTCCAGCGCGGAGACGTCGTACTCGTTGATGTTCTCGATGAACTCTGCAGGAATATAGGGTGCAAGGAACGTGTGGGTGGTCAAATGACCGCCCAACAGGCTGGTAGTGGGGTTCTCATCAGCGCGGAACTCGGTCTTGTAGCCCGCGCAGTAGTCCCGCGCCACATAACCGTTGCCCTTGATGTTCTGGCTGTCGATGACCGACTGGATCAGCCGGCGGTTACCGGATTCATCGACCTTCTGGAAATAGGTCAGGATGAAGTTGTTCGCGTCCCAGTTGAAGAAACGCCGCACCGCAAGCCACCGGTCCTTCGGGTCGGTGGTAGACGGATAGGCGGCGGTATTGTTGCCCCAGGACCGCCAGCCGTTGACATTGATGGCGGTGATGATGCCATTGGCATTCAGGGTGTCGTTGGCCTGCTGCTGGTCCAGCAGTACCTCGGTGCCGTCGTGCAGCACAGTGCCGGTGCAGCGCAGCGCCTTGTTGGAGGGGCTTGCATAAGGCACATCTTCGTGGGTGCTGTCGGTGTAGGCAGTCAGTGCGCCAAAAGCGGCAGAATAATAGTAGCGCTTGTCGCCAATGGCAATCATCGGCCACAATGCCGCCGCAAAAGCAGACGTAACGCCCAGCTTTTCCTTGGCGGTTTTGACACCGCTGTAGACCGCTGCGCCGTTCTCCTCTGCGTCGGTGGAGATGTCGATATAGGTCACCGCGCGGAACACGCCATTGATGCCCTCGGTCTTGGCCTGGAGAGCCGCTGCCACTACGGGCTGCTGACTCCAGCCGGGGGCAAGGAGGATGCCGGCAGTCATGCCCAGGCGGGGATAAATCTGCCGGATCAGCTCGATGCCGGTCTCCTGGCCGGTCAGCGCATCCACACCGCCCACAATGTCGGCGACGGTGACGCCGTCCGGCTTGAGACTCTTGCTGGATACCTTGAGGGTAGCCGCTTCCGCTGCCGTGTCGTCCAGAACAACGATATGGACAGAGCCGTCGTCCGCATGGCTGGCCAGGTAATCCTCGCCAGCGACCAGGGGCGTTTCTGCATTCTTCACCACGAGTGTGTTCAGCAGCACATAGGGCTTGTCGTACCGCAGGGTGCCGTCGGCCTGAACGGTGACTTCCTCTTCCGCGTTGGCGGTGGTGTGGGTGGACTTGTTGGGGTCCAGCACATTGACCAGGATGATCGGCGCCACGTTGAAGACACGAAAGCAATAGTCCATGCTCTGGCACAGGGTAAAGTTCTTGAAGTCGTCCGAGTACCCAAAGTTATTCTGGCACTCAGCGAAAGAGTAGCACAGAATGGGCTTGTTTACGGCGGCTGCAGGATCGTCCAGCATATGGATAGGCGCAGTCCCAAAAACGACCTGTAAGGCAGCGTCGCTCTCTACAGGAACAGTGAGGCTGGTCGCCTGTTCGGTCACGCTTACGCCATGATTATAGGGCATGGTTACACCTCCTGCTTGGGTTTCTCGGCCTTGGCCTTCTCGGCCAGGCCAGTCAGCACACGCTTATAGAGCGTGTAGATACGGCCATACTTGTAGGTGATCTGCTTTCTGGCGTCGGGCAGCTGCTCCAAAGGCAGTACCAGACCGGCGACGGCCCGGTCCTCTGCGGCCAGAGCAGCCAGCCCAGAGGTAAGCCCGTTGGTGTAGCAGGTCCACTGCTGTGCCACACCGTGGATGGTAGGGCCGCAGTAGACCAGGGTGCCGGACGCTTCGGCAGCCTGTTTGGTCTTGTTCATGTGTAATAGTCCTCCGTTCTAAAGGCCGGGGCGTCGAATTTGAGGGTCATTTTACCGGTGTAATAGGGCCGGGCGAGGGCTGTCTCCCACTCCAGCGGGAACTTGAACCACCAGGAACCGCCCTCGGTGCCCGAGGTGCCAGGCTTGATCTGTACCGCCGGGTTGCGGGCGTACCGCCCGTAGATCGTCTGGATGATGTGCATCACGCCGCGGTAGCCCTGGCGGTCAGACCCCGGATTCGGGTGGCCGTCATTGTACAGGCAGATATGGAGCGTGACGCTGACCTCCTGGGCGCTGTTCACGTCCGCAATCTTGCCCCCGGAAATGTAGACCTGGATGCAGGGTTCGGGGATGTCCCCGGCCCGGATCGTCTCATCGTAGCCGGTGGGCGCAGGCAGGTCCTGCAGGATGATGCGCAGCGGCCGCTGGTCCCCCGCAGAGCTGGCAAAAAGTTCGCCATCAAAGAGCCGTTCAAGGTCCTCTTTGATGGCGTCCTCCAAAAAGTCGATGGTCACTTGGCACCTCCATTCGCTTTGAGCGCCTTTGCGATCCGCTTGTCGATCTCGGCGTCGAGGGTGCGGTACAGCAGCACGCGGGCGCTCTCCTGCACCTGCTCGTTCGCCATCATGCTGGGCACGGCCGGGCCGAGCAGCTTTTTGATGCGGGTCAGGTCGGGCCACTGCCCTTTGTGCGGATAGCCGTACCGTTCAATGCGGCGGCGGGCGCCGTCCATCGAGTAGGTCTGCCCGATCTGCCGCTGCACGATGGCCCGGTGGCCGCTGGAAAACTGGGTAATAAAGGCCGGTGCGCCGCCGCGCTCCAGCGGCTTCATGCCGCCGGAACGCAACACCTTGGCCCGTGCGCCCGCGCTGGACGGCTGGACAAGGAAATCCATCAGGTCGTTGACCGGCCCGCGGGAGCGGATCACCGCCTCGATGGTGCCGGGCTTTGCGGTCTGCAGGCGCGGGGCGCCCATGTTGCGGTCACGCAGGATGGCGTCGTCGATGGTGTAGATTTCGGCTACGTCTTTGGTGAGCTGCTTGCGCACCTTGCGGGCTGCCGCATTGATCGACAGCCGCAGCACGTCGGGGGCCTCAAAGGCCAGTTTTTCAAGCCGCTGGCCGATGCGGACGATCTCGTCGTTGGTATCGACTTCCAGGTGGATCATGTCCTCACCGCCTCGATCTCAATGGCAAGGATTCCCGCCTCGTCGTCGGCCTGCTGCACATAGTAGTCACGGCCGTCAAGGTTCAGGCGTTTGCCCGGCATGGGGCGGCCGCCGTAGTCCCCGGTGGCCACAAAGATCAGTTTGCGCGCCCTGTACATCCCGTCGGGAAAGATGCCGCCGCGGGCTGCATCCCGCTCCAGCAGGGCGTTGTCGTCCACCACCACGTCCATTTCCCGGCCGTCGATGGTATGCCTGTCGGCAAACTCCATCGGGTTGAGAAAGACGTTGTGGACGTCGGCGGCAACGCAGTCCTTGAAAGAAAGCGCGCCCATCTTTAGCCCAGCAGTTTGACAAGGACGGTGGTGTCGGCGGATTCTGCCGCAGCGACGGCCCAGCCCGCCGGGATGTTGGCGGGTTCGGTGCCTGCGGCGGTGGAAATATTCTCGTCGGCCACGACCCAGTACAGGGTCTGGCCCAGGGTGACGGCGCCGGTGGCTTTGGGCATCTCAAAGACGCCGGTCACATGGACGGCGCCGGTCTCGCCGGCTGCGATGTCCGCGGCGGCCACGCCGATGCGGGTGGCCAGGTTCACGACGTCACCGGCGGCGATCTTGGCGGCGGCGGTATAGTCGATGGCTTCGCCTTTCTGCCAGTACTTTGCGCTCATGGTAGTGCCTCCTTACAGAGTGATTTTAGCGCCGGGGTTCTTCACTGCGCCGCGGTAGTCCACGACGGTGACGCCCCAGTCAAGCCAGATGTCCCACACATAGCCGAGCTGGCCGGGGGTCTCCATCCGGCGGATGGTCGGGGTCTCCTGGCCGTTGAGGTAGTCCACCTGGATGCAGCGGGCGTAGCTCGGGTCGGCGATGATGAACCAGGGCACTGCGCTGGTGCCAGCCAGGGTGTTCAGGGTGCCGTCCTCGATGACCTGGAGCTGGTTGCGGTACTGGTACAGCGCATTGGCAGTGTGGCTGCCGATGCCGTCCACCTCGATCTGTGCGGTCTGGAGAATCTGCGCCAGGGTGAAACCGTAGCCGACCGGCACCACGATGAAGCGGGGCTGCACGGTGATGCTGTCGCCGAAGGGGTCGGTCTGGCTCATCATCTTCAGGATCATGCCCTGGATGTTCTCGATGGAGGGCGCTGCGCCGGATGCCACGAGGTTGCCGTGGTCCGCGTGGAACAGGGCCTTGTCGTCGAAGATGGTGGGGTTCGAGTACAGGATGGAATAGACCTGCTTGTTGATGGTCCGCTTGGCGCTGGCGGCATACATGCCGGGCACCTGGGTGATGAAGCCGATGTCGTCGTTGATGAACGCCTCGCGAGTCATCGAGAACTGGCGGCCGTAGGTGCTGATCTTGCGCTGGGGCAGCAGGTCGGTCTTGGGGGTGTCGTGCTTGAGTTCACCGCCCTCACCGACGGGCAGGAACTCGCCGGCGCCGCCCGCCAGATACTCATGGTCCTTGGTGGGCTTGAAGTCGGTGACGCTGCCCTTGGTGGTCCAGAGCTGGAAGGTGGTGGGCACGGCCTGATACCGCTGCACGATGGCCTTGCGGATGGTGTTGTCCAGGATGGCAGGGAAGGCCGCGGTGGGGTTGAAGAACTGCCGCTGTGCCATGCCCCACAAGTCGTCCTTGGACATCCGCATCAGCGAGGTGGTGGTGCCCAGGCCCTCCCGCGCCATGCACTCGATGGCCAGGTCTCGCAGGGACAGCCCACGCATCTGCTCGGCGCCGGCGGCGGGGCTGGCGGTGCTGATGCCGCTGCGCAGCAGCATGGCGTCCGAGGCGGCGGCGCGGAAGTTGTCCTCGTCGCTGCCGCTTTCGGACATCCGGGCGCCCACGGGGCCATGGTGCTGGATCAGAAACTCCACCGCGGCCCTGCGGACATCCTCCACGCTGGAGCCATCCTGGATGTAGCCGGTGGGGTCCATGCCGGTCTGCCGGCACAGGTTGATGATGTCGCTCATCCGGCGGCGCTCGTTCTCCACAGCGCGCTGCGCCTCTGCCGCGGCGTCCTGGTGGGGTGCGGCCCCGTCCTCGCCGCGGGCGCTGTCATCGGCGTCGATCACGGCCTGGCAGCGGTCAAATTCAGCCTGCTCGTCCGCGGTCAGGCCGCGGCCCTCGCTGCGGGCAAGGTTGACCAGCTCCTGCTGACGGGCAAGTGCTTCCTGTCTAGTGTTCATGTTTACCTCCAGAGAGTTTATTCTGGTTGATCTTGATCTGCCGCTCCCACAAAGAGAGGGCGGCAGCTCCGTCTTCTTCGGACCGGCCGACGCCCACGGTGGCATCCGCCGGCACAGACACGATAGAAACTTCCATCGGCGTCCATTTTCTGGCGATCTGGCACGGGCCGGCAAAGCGGCCATCCTGCGACTTCTTGCCGGGGGCCACTTCCTCCCAGACATCGACGCGGTACCGCACCGACGTGGTCTTCAGGGTGCCGGACCGGACCTTCTCGAAGATACGCTCGGCGTCCTCGTCGGTGTCGAACTCCACCTCGGCCATGCCGCGGTTGTTTTCGACCCAGGCCCGGACCACCCTGCCGACCACCCGGTCCACATCGTGATTAAAAAGCAGCACCCCCACCTCGTTCAGCCGGGCAAGGTCCACGGCGTCCCCCGCGTGGTCGAGAATTTCAGGGCCGAACCACCGCTGGTACGGTTCCTCACTGGAAAAGCTGAGGATGCGCCGGCGGCTGTCCTGCCCGTCCTCCTCGCGGGCCAGGAACTGGCCCATGCTGCGGGTGGCGCGGTCTTTATTCCTCGGCTCCTTCGGAGTCGTCGCCCTGTTGGGCTGCGATCTGTGCGCCATTTCCAAAAATCACCTCCTCCATGTTCACGCCCTTTTCGCGGCCGTAGGCCAGCACCTCGGCGGTCTCGTCCACCGCCTGCCGCCAGTCTTTGCCGCGCTCGGCGCAGATGTCCTGATAGGTTTTCTGCCCGGACTGCAGCGCAGTCTGTCCGGCAGAGCTTTCTTTGGCCGGGTCGATCCACTTCTTGGGCGACTTGACCCAGGTGTGCGCCAGGTACTCGGCCTTTCTATCCCAGAAGCCGGGCAGATCGAGCAGACCGGCGAGATAGCACGAAATGACAAACTGTTCATACACCTCGGTCATGAACTCCTGCAGGAGTTCCACTTCTTCGGCGTAGGTGTCCTCGTCCTCGATGGCGTTCTGCCGCGCGGACGAATAGGTCGAGCCTTTCATATCGCGGGACACGGCCTCGTAACTGAGGCCCTGCCCGGCGCCGATCAGGCTCTGCTGGGTGCGCAGGAAGGCAGTGGCGTCGGTGGCCGCGCTGTGCGGGTCGATCACCTGGGCCTCGTCGCCGGCACCCATCTCCATCATCATGCCGGGGGACAGCCGCTTGCCGGCGTAATCGATCCGCCCGTCAGGGCCGCGGCCAGCCGAGCGCCCGATGCCGCCCCCGGTGGGGATGGCCTTTTTGATGAGCACCGCCAGGCAGGCGGCGATCCGCTCTTTAACCGAGACGGCGTTGATGAACTCGTTGACGTCCCGGATGCGGGTCAGGGTGTGGGCCATGTCCGAAATTTCCCGGATTTGGCTGGGCCGCCGCTTGGAGTACAGGAAGTAGGCGTCCTTGGCGTCCACATAGACGGATTCCAGCATCCGCCAGCCCTCGATGTCGTACTGCTGTATCCAGTAGCCGACCGGCCTGCGCCAGGCGTTGTACTCGATGCCGCCCACCACCCGGTTCCCGCGGCGGCGCGGTTCGGTGCGGCTCACGTCCAGTTCGTCCACCTCGATGGCCTGGAGCTTGAAGGGCACCAGACCGCCGGATGTGTGCCGGAACAGAAACAGGATGCCGCCGTCCACCTTTTTGCGTTCCACCGCCATGCGGAGGAGCTGGGTGAAAGACTGCTCGCCGGTGACGTCGCAGTTGCGGGCCTTGCACCACTGCCGCCACAGGCCTTCGATGCGCCGGTTGAGATCATCGTCGCCCGTATTCGCCCGCAGGGTGTAGCCCTTGCCCACCACATTGCGCTTATAGGCCAGGACGATGGCCTGCAGGATGTCGCTGTTGCGCTCCAGGTCGCGCGCCCTGGCCCGGATCACGTCCCGGCTGAACCGGTCGGTGGTCTCGGCGCTCTCGTTGACGGCGGCCCAGTGGGAATTGATACGGCCGTACCCGGCGGCATCGTAGTGGCGCAGGGCGTCATAGCTCTGCCGCCAGGCCTCCCGCTTGTAGGCCCACTGGGGAGACACGGCGGCGATCATGTCGTCGAGAAAGCTCACCCCCATCACCTCCCGTCAAAAAATGCCACATAGGTGCGGCCCAGCAGCGGTCCGCTGTCGTCGGCGGCGATCTGGGCTTCCAGGTCGTCCCGCAGAGATTTGAGCATGGCGAGGTCAGCCCGCGTCAGTGACCGGCTGCCGATCTTGTAGGACTGGCCGCCGACCAGGATGGTCTTGATCGCCGCGTTGACCTGCCCCAGCAGCTCGGTTTTGTCTTTGGTCGTGTTTTCCATGGGGTCTCCTCAGAGCCAGTTTTCGTTTTCCCTGATCCAATCTTCTTCGGGTGCGGGCTGATGCCGCTGCGCCGGCGCAGCGGCCGGCGGCGTTTGTGCAGCCGCTGCGGCATCGTCCCGCAGGTAGAGCGAGCGCACCTCCATGATGTCGGCGGCGGCCGCTGCATAGACCTCACAGTCCAGGTAGTGGTTGTCGGCGTGGGAGGATTTGACCGCCCACCGCTGCACCTCTCTGCCGTTGACCCGCTCGGTGACCTTGTGTTCAGACGTGACCTGCTCGGCGTAGTCGAGGTCACAGTCCTTGTGGACCATCCACGACCCGCTGCCGTTCGGGCGGCGCATCCGGGCGGCGATCATGTCCTTGTACTTGCCGCCGTCCACCAGGATGAGCTGCAGGCCGTTGGCCCGGCTGCCGGCCTTGTCCACGGTGGAGATGCGGTAATGCCCCTGCAGGTTGGACACGCCCTTGCAGGGCCGCACCCACTCGGTGTTGGCGATGCAGAAATTGTAGACGGCGTCGGTCTGGTCGCCGCTGTCCATCAGGGCGAGGTCTACCATCATGGACCCGCCGTCCGGGGCGCGGAACTCGGTGTTCATGATCCGCTCGACCTCGTCCATCGAGAGGGCCTGCCCGTGCGCCACGTTCTGGCTGGTCATGTAGTCGCCCCAGGCCCGGATGGTCCAGTACAGGCAGTTTTCCTGCACGTCGATGCCGCCGGTCAGTAGCTTGGCCCAGGCAGGCAGCTCCCAGGCCGGCAGGGCGGTCTGGCGCTCCATCACCATCTCGGCGTTGGTCCTGAGCTTGGTATCCTCCCACGGTTCGGCCAGCCACGAATTGACAAAGTTGTGCAGCAGGTCGGGGTCGTCCTTCGCCTTCATGAACTCCCGCGCGATGTCCGAGAAGGAGGTGAACGGGGAATAAAGGGTGTTCATCCAGTAGGCCACGCTCTTGGGCGTCTGCGCGTCCTGCCGGACGTACTGCCACCGGCCGGCGCGCAGCATGGCGCCCTTGTCCCGGTCGGTGATGATGCAGCCGCACTCCTGACACAGATAGGTCGTCATGTCGGCGCGCTTTGCCCGGTCGGGCACGTCGTCCTTGCTGGGCCATTTGAGCTGCGCGAATTTCAGCTCGATATACCTGCCGCAGTGCGGGCAGGGCACGAAATAATGCTTTTCGGCGTCTGCCTCCTCTTTGGCCTTCCAGATGGGGCCGGTCTTGAGGGTGGGCGTGGACGCCATAAAGATTTTGCGGTTGAAGATGTAGGTTTTGGTGCGCTCGATGGCCAGAGAGATGGGATCAGCCTCGCGCTTTGTTGCTCCGGGGTACTTGTCCACCTCATCGAGGAACAGGTACCGGATGGGGGTGGACGCCAGGTCGGCCGGGCTGTTGGCGCCGGTCAGATAGACGGTCATGTCCCGGAATTTCTGCGCGAGGACCTTGCTCTCATGCTCCCTGTACTTTGCCCGCAGCGGCTTGCACTGGCGGAACATCGGCCCCAGCTTTGCTTCGACGGTCCGCTCGGCCAGCTCGTCGGAAGGATAGACGATCATGGCTGGCGCCGGGTCCTGGTCGATGGCGCTGCCCAGAGCGTTCTCCATAGCCGACGTGCCGCCCACCTGGGTGGGCTTGACAAAGACGATCCGCTCGGTGGTATCGTCGCTGAAGGCGTCCATGATCTCGGTCAGGTAGGGGGTGAGAGCATTGCGCCAGGGGCCTGAAATGGAATTGCTGTCCGGGAGGATACGGTTTTTCTCGGCCCACGCGGACACGCTCAGCCGCTCCCGCGGGCGCAGCAGTTCAACGGCGGGGACCATCCACGCCGGCAGATCATAGGGCTTTACCGCAGGGCGACGGCTCACGCCTTCATCCCGCCCTGGTCGTCACCTTTCAGCCGCATCCCATCCGCAAAGGCATTCAGCATGGTATCGAGCTCCTTTCGCAGCGACCGCTGCGTACTTCTCACGGTGGTTGCATCCACATAGCCGGTCAGCATACCGGCCAGGCGCGAGGTCATGCCATAGGCGAATTTTTTGAAGTTCGCCATAAAGTCGGACAGTTCATCCACCGCCTGACTGACCTCGATGTACTCGCCCTTTTCAATGGCCGTTTTCAGCTTGTGCAGCTCGGCCTGACTGTTTTTCAGGGCAATTTCGGCCCGCAACTTCTGCTCCTTGAGTTCGGCCTCTTTGTCCGTTTTGCTGCGCCCGTAGGCCTTGTCGGATAGATAGGCCGTGTACTTCTGCACCGTCGGCACAAGATCATACCGGCGTCCGTCCGGGGTGTCGGTGGTCGGCAGGACGCCCTCCTGGGTGAGCTGCTGGATGCGCCGCACGCTCACTCCGAACAGGTCCGCCACAACCTCCACACGGTAGAGTCCACCGGCAAACGCCTTTCCATTTTCAACGTTTCTCATGCTGTCACTTCATTCCGCAAAGTTAGTTGTAACGAAGGGTGAATTTTGTTGAAATTTTTTCGCAGAAAAGCATCGGGCCTTCCGTGCCCCGCAGGGCCAATCCCTCCAGGAAGGACCCGCGAAACAAAAAATAAAGCGCACAGGCCTGTTACAGCCTTCCGGGGCCTCCGACCCGGGCGGGCGCGAAGGGGGACGCCCGCAACTCCCGGTGATGGGGAGAAATCGTGTAGAAAACCATCATGCGCTTTGTGGAACCGGTACGGGGTCCCGGCTAAATGGTGCGGCCGCCCGGACTTGAACCGGGCCGGGGAGAAAAGGAGGTAAAAAACGATGCCTGCAATCCAAGACCCACGAACAGCAAAGGAACCCCGGACCCCAACGGCCGGCCGCATGAAAAAGCCCCCGGTCAGTGGGGGCCTGCCCGTGAGCTGGGCTGCTGCCGGGGAACTTACCCGCCTCCGGCTGCGGGCTGGTAGCTTTTCTGTATGAATGCTCAGACACAGAAAACGCCAATGAAAAAGCCGCCGGCAGAGACTGTTCCCCGCCTGCAGCTTTCACGTGTACAGTTTACCACAGAACCTTAGTGGCTTTCTATGGTCAAATCCTCTACGGCGCGGCGATGCAGACGCAGCATCCAGCGCAGGTCCCGGTTGTTGTCCGCGGCGATCCGCTCCCACCGCTGGCCCAGGATGTACCGCCGTGTGAGAATGTCCCGCCGCAGCGGATCGGCCACCCCATAGATGGCGGCCGCCACCTGGGTGCGGCACTCTGCCGTCCGGGCCGCCTGGGCCTGGAGCTTTTCCTGGGCCTCCAGGATCTGCTCCACCGCCCGGGGCAGGGCCTGGCCGTCCCCGCTGCCGGGCATCCCGGTGAGGGCCTGGGTCACCCGGGCCGCCTGGGTACGCAGCTCCTCAATCTCCTGGAGGATGGTGTCCTCCTGCCGCACCGCTTCCCGGTAGCGGCGGAGAAAGGAAATCTTTTCCTGATAGGTCATCCCAGCACCTCCACCCGAATGAAAATCCCCGGGGTATTGGCCCAGAACTTTTCCGAAGTCTCACTGGCCACCTGGGCGTCGTCGTGCCAGAAGTGCAGCCGGGTCATCTCGTCTTTCAGGGCCTTGTCCAGGTTGTCAGTGTCGGGCTTGGAAGTTTTCCAGGCCCCGTCCGGGTGCCGGCCTTCAGCAGGGAACAGCCATTTCACCACCAGCCGCACCGGACCACCCATGGGGGCAGTGGGGGCATGGGGCGCAAGGCCGGCCCGGAGTTTGGCCCGGGCTTCCTTCAGCTCGGTGCTGTCATGGATCACCGCGCAGGGCCTTCCGCCCCGCATGAAGGCGTGAAGCTCCTTGTCGTGATGTGTGACGGTGGGCGGGCGCATGGGAATGAAAAACTGCATGGCGTTTATCTCCTCTCTCAAAAATGGCCAAGTGTTGGGAGGGGGTTCCCCGTGTGGGGCGGGGTCTGACGCCCCCACACAGGGGACACCCAACACAAGTGCAAACTTGCTATATATAAGCTATCCTTGCTGCGGATTTCGCAAAGATAGCGGCATTCTTGCTTTTTTATGCTGCAAGAATAGCGGCATTTTTGCAGATTTCGCATGCAAGAATAGCGGCATTTTTGCCGGATTATCCGGCACAGCCCGGCTCCTTGACGCCTACCTGTTCGCCGTCGATCCAGTACCGGCCATCGGCCCGCAGCCGCTTTTTGACCGTTTCGGGCTTCAGGTTCAGATACTCCGCCATGGCGTACAGGGTAACCCGGCCGTCCTGCATGGAGGCCTCGAAGGCTTCTTCCAGCTGGCGGCGGGATTTCTGGGCGGCGGCTTCCTGGCCGCTGCCATCGCCCCACCGTCTGGCGGCTCCCGCTCTGCCCAGCTGCTGGGCGGGGCTCTCAGGGTTGAGATCCTCTAGCAGCCCGGTGTCCAGCCGGTGGACCGGGTAGTCAAACCAGAGGTTCACCGGGTCGAAACGGGCGAACTCTCGGAGGGTGCCCTCGATCCGCCAGGCCTGCCCTGCCGGGCCGCGCCGAATCCGTCCACAACTAACCTTGCCTCGCCAGCCGCCCCTCGCCTCAACAAGCCTCTGCAAGCCTTGCCAAACCATGCCTGCCATACCACGCCGCACCTTGCCTTGCCAATCTGTTCCATGGCCCGCCTTGCCTGCCACGCCAGACCGGGCCCAGCCGCCCCTCGCCTCAACAAGCCTCTGCAAGCCTTGCCATACCAGGCCTGCCTTGATTTACCGCTGCTCGACGTGGTACATCCCGAACTGGCCATCCTTCTCGGGCCGCCATTCGCCTGCGCCGCAGATGGTGCCGCCGGCGTTCAGGATGTTCAGCAGGTTTTCCACGCTGAACTGGCCGTTTTTGTTGTACCGCATGGTGATGTCGGCCGCCCAGGTCTCGAACATCCCGCGGTAGCGGATGTCCGCCACACCCATGCCCACCCGGACCATATCCTCCCGGATGGTGGGAACGCTGCCGGTGATCTCCACCATGTCCCCGGAATCCCCGGCGGTGCCGTCCAGGAAGAACGCGCCCCGCAGCCCCATCTTGTCCTTGACCCAGCCCATCCGGTAGGCTGCCGAGATGGCCGCCTGTTTGAAGGCCGTGATGGGGAAGCCGAACCGCGCGCCTGTCTCCACGGCGGCGTTGAAGCCGTCCAGGGTGAAATCTGCGGGCATGGGTGTCAGCCAGTACAGGCTGCGGATGAAATCCTCGGTGGGGTTCTTGGGCTCTTTCTTGGTGCCCGCCTTTTTGCCCTGCTGGGCGTCCAGGATCATCCGCTTGGCCTTCTCGCTCCAGGCGTGGACGATCAGGGGGCTGTCCCCCACGATCCGCAGGGGGATGTCCACCATCTCGATGGGCTTGATCTCAAACAGGGCGGTTTCTGCTTTCTTTGCCATGGGTTTTACCTCCGTTTTGGTTTGTGTCGTTTTCCTGCCGGCGGGGGCAGGTCTTGTCAAAGCCCGTGCAGGGACGGCAGCGGGCGTCGTTGATGTTGAAAATATTCCGGCACTGGCCGGCCTGGAATCTCATTGCTGGGCCTCCCCGGCGGCCTTGTCCAGCCGATCGCGCCAGCGCAGGAGCTTTGCGGCCCGCTGATCGGCAGCCGCCACCGGGTCAGCACCATACCCGGCCCCTTCCAGCAGCTCCATGCACAGCTGCAGATCGGTCAGCTCCTCGCTGATGGCCAGCCAGCACTCGGGCGTGGTCTTGGGGGTGGGATTTTCGCCCCGAATCCGCCGGGCCTCTTTCAGGCAGGCGTGGGCAAGTTCGGTGCATTCCTCGGCAGTCTGTTCCAGCAGGGCCGGCTTGCCGATGCGTTCAACGATCGTTTTCATGGTGCGGTTTCCTTTCCTGTTCATCCAGCTTGTAGAGAGTAACGTCTATGCCCTGCATGGTCTCCTCGATGATCTGCCGTACCTCATTCCAGTCGCCGCCGCAGATGCCGCAGGAGATGCCGTAAGGCATGGCGACACTGGCACCCAGGCTCTTTGCCAACGCAGACAGGTTTTCCAGTGTCCTGCGCAACGCATCCGGCCGGTAGTCTGTTCCGGGGTGGAACTGTCCGAACAGGTTTGCAATGATCTTGCCGTCCGGCTGCTGGCCTGTCAGCTGGGCCATCCCCAGCAGGTTTTCGAGCCCGCCCATGAACTGCGAGCTTCTCATGGTGATTTGTCGGTAATCGTTCTTTGCGTCCGGCCATTTCTCGAACACATGGTAGGCCAGCCCGCCGGCCACGCCGAAGCAGTTCACCTGGTGCGCGATGATGGTTTCCTCTGCGTCGAGCAGGCTGCCCTGTTTTATCCGGATCATGGTTTGATTTCCTCCATTCCCGTGATCTCGATCTCCACCCGGGGGCGCTGCCGGTCAAGCAGCACCCGGCTGCCGTCGTGGCCGGCCACCACCGCCGCGCAGT